GGGGTCAACCCCTATCTGGAGACGTGATGGCTAGGCCAACAAACGAGCGCAACCCTCTCGCTGTAACTTACTGGAGTACCAAAGGCAATGGAGTTCCTATCGGAACGCCGACAACGACGACTACAGATTCCTCAGGGAAGCTGATGTCGCACGTGCAGCGTTCTTATACAGGATCCGTTACCCCTGGGTACAAAAGTAAGAAGCAGCGTGAAAGGAAGCGACTCGCACCGTTGGCGCATGTCGTCACATACCGGAAAGACAGTGGTACGAAGTACGAACATAACGATTGGGACTATCCGGCTTTAAACCCGAATTTCTCAACCGTACAGTCGGCTACGAACACTGTGTATTTTACCGGTCTCCCAGCGTTTGCGCACCTTGTCGATGCGTATAACACTGCACGGTCCCGTGCCGCAGCGGATGTCAATAAGATGAAGATGAATCTTGCGCAAGCCTTTGGCGAGCGCAAGCAAACAGCTAATCTAATGGCATCAACTATGGTACGAGTAGCCGCTCTTGCACGTTCCATCAGGAACGTAGATCCTCAGGCTTTTATTCATGCTTCCGGCATCAGTTCAGTAAACGGGGTAACCCGTGTACAAAAGCAGATGAAGGCGCTAGAAAAAGAGCATGCGGACAGGAGGCTCTCTAACCACTGGCTTGAATTCCAGTATGGTTGGAAACCTCTATTGCAGGACTGCTGGGGCGCTGCTGATCTGCTGGCTAAGCATGTGCAACTAGACCGCTATAACAGCGCTGACGTTAAGGGTTCTGCAAAGGCCCATAAATTCAGCGTTAGCGGAACAGGTGCATATAATAGTCCAGTAGCCACACTGACGACGGAAACCCGTTGTAAAATGGGAATCCGTTATCGTATGGACAGTGCCGACAGGGCTCTCCTGGCCCAAACAGGAATCGACAACCCAGCTTTGCTAGCCTGGGAGCTTTTACCATACTCGTTCGTAATAGACTGGTTCCTCCCGGTCGGTAACTACCTGCAGAGTCTCAACGACTTTGCCGGTTTTACCTTCTTGGAGGGATGGGTCAGTTACAAAACGGAACAATGGTATACCAACGAGTACACGGGAAAGCCCACGATTGGAGGAGGGCGGGTCATTTGGAGAACTGGGTATGCGAAACGCTACACAGCGGAATATAAGCGAGATGTGTTATCCACCTTCCCAGGTGCTAACACTCCTTCGTTTAAAAATCCGATTGGTGGCGAGCCGCTTGCTCGTTTTCTAACGGCCTACTCTCTTGCACGTGTGCTTTTCCGTAAATAGCAGTACTCAACACGGGAACTCTTTTCCCAAAAGCGTTGGGCTCAACCCAACAAAACCCGGAGAAATCCAAACTATGGCTGCACAAAGCAACCTGTCCCTGGCCGATGGCCAGGCGACTCCAGTAACGCAGACGTTCTACGCGAGTGGAGTGAAACCCGATCAGAGCGGAGCGATGGTCGCAAAGTACGGTACCAGGGAAACCTCTGGTATCGGCATTGCGTCTCGCCTCGTGACGGTCGGGCTGCGCGAATCGGCATCGAAAATCGATGTCGACCGACGCATCACTCTTCCGAGTTTGGAAGTGATCAGCGGCTCCGATGGTGGTTACACCCCGAAGCCGAAGGTCGCCTACAATCTCTTCTCGCGCGAACAGTTCACGCTCCCCGTTCGCAGTTCGCTGGCCGAACGCAAAGACCTCCTTGCTTTTTGCAAGAATGTCAATGCCGACGCCGTGATGCAAAACGCGGTGTGGAATCTCGAACCGGTCTGGTAATTCAACTCGAAAGTATGTCATGAAAAAGCATTCACTGCTTGCCGCTCTCAGAACGGCGATTTACGATGAACTCGGCTCAGCCATCTACTCGGAGATACCTTTGTCATTGGTAGTAATTCGATCCGACTCGCAGCGTTATGAACTGCAGGTCGTACTGACTTACGATTCCTTTGACAATAGATCTCACCCGGTGGATAACTTTGCTTTCGTTTATCGAAATCTTAGACATATCATCGGGGCTGAGTTACTACTAGCGCAGAAAGATACAATCAACTTCGTTCAGAAGAACTTTCTTGGCAAAGCCGAGGTCGGCCCCTTGTGGGACGATCACGGTAATGTCATCGGAGTCTTCCAAACAAGTGGTTGGTTGTGGCGGCGAGAGGAAGGTGCTCGACTACTTGGAAAGGCAATGATGCTTGCCTGTAAGACCGCGAGGTCTTACAGTATGGCGGAATTGCCTGTCTGCGTGCTTGAGCTTGACCTTCGTCGTCCTGCGCGTGACATGCTTGGCCTCGTTTCAGGGAATATCTCTGGAGCGGGTGACCAATCCGAAGACTTGCCCAGCGATGGGCAGCCCCCGTTCGACTTCTCGACGAAAGTCAAGAGGTTTCGCGGAGGATCTCTTTGATGGTCAACCCTTCAACAAAATTGAGGAGAAACTATCTTGGAGATTTCTATCTTCGGTTATGCTCTGTTGTCAACAGTCCTCTGGCTAGGCATTGCGCTGACCTTTACCAACGTGGTGAGTACGCGCGTCTTTTGGACGTGCGTGCTGATCCCAGCGGTTACAGCTGCGCTTATGCATTTGCCGATGATTATCTCGTCTGCTCGTATCTAAGTAAGTTCCCTGATTTCGATCTGGGAATAAACAAGGAGCACGCCGCCTTTGAAAAGTGGCGTGAAGCAGAAGAGAGTTGCGGTCATGTTAATGTGTTTCTTCGACAAGAATGGGCGGGGGACTCCCCCTATCCTCCGCATGTTTCGCACGCGTTTCAGCGTGTGAGGCAGAAAATCCGTTCTATAATCGGTGATTCACCTAACTATGACTTCATCAGAGCATCATGTCGGTTCGGACCGGGTATCGACTTGTCCACAAGTGGCGCGAAACACGCTGCGTACAACAAGTTCGAAACTCCTGGTTCTATCACGCCCTGGGCCCTCCCGGTCTTCGCTGAAATATTCAGCGAGGACTTTAGAGAGGACCTCTCAAACGAAGCCCAGCTTCTGATGGGAAACAGGCTTGCTTTCGTTCCCAAGAACGCTAAGATCTTTCGCTCCATCGGTGTCGAATGTAGGTGGAATATCTACTTACAACTCGGCGTCGGTGAGGCGATGGTCCACCAGCTTAAGCTGAAGACGGGTATTGATCTTTCGGATCAAACTCGAAATCAGCGGGCTGCTGCGCGTGCTCATAGGTCTGGTCTTGCGACCGTTGACGTGAAGGGCGCATCGGATTCTAATGCTAAGAATTTAATCTTACATTTGTTTCCGGAGGAGTGGAGTGATCTACTCTTCAAATTGCGTGCTCCGCGTACGACCTACAAAGGGGTAGAAATACCGCTTGAAAAGGTCTCATCTATGGGTAACGGGTATACATTCCCCCTCGAAACGTTAATCTTCTACGCGATGGCTGTCGTAGCTGTGGAAAGCTGCGGCCCCTTCGTGGGAGAGATCTGCGTCTATGGGGACGATATTATCGTCCCCAGAAGCGCGGTCCGTGCTCTCATTGAGTTACTCTCTTATGCTGGCTTCTCGGTTAACACCGATAAGACCTTCACGAGCGGGCGTTTCTTTGAAAGTTGCGGAACCGACTATCTCGATGGTGTGAATGTCCGACCTTTCTTTCAACGGAAAGGTCTCACCGAGGTATTCGATATGTTCACTCTAGCTAACCAACTGCTTGCTTATGCTTGTCGGGAAACCGATTTTGCAGACAGCAAGTGGAAGGATTTGCACGAGTGGGTCATTTCGAAGATACCCCGACGTGCCCGTTTATTCGGGCCTAGGGGTACGTCTGGTGTCATCCATTCTTCTTTCGACCAGTGCCGACCCTCACGGGCAGGTAATGGCTGGGAAGGATGGCGGTTTCCATCGTGGGTCCCAACCGCTCTGCGAAGAGACGGTCATGACTTCTATGGACACCTGTACACTAAGATATCCGCCGACGTGGACACAGGTCAGCAGTACGTTGTACCGCGAAACTTTGTGTGGAGAAGACGGCAAGCGTACGTTCCAACGTACCGTGAGTTCCAGTGGGTATAAAACCACTGTTATGATGGTGTCTTAAATCCATCTGGGGCTGCACCTTCACAGGTGTATGCAAGAAGG